GATATTTGTGCAATCCTTCCTTACTGAACGTAACCCATATCATAGCATTTTTACTATCTTTTTGTTTTGCACGTCTATCGTTAAGTGCTTCTTCTCTTAAACGTCTAGTCATATAATCCATGTGTCCTTCTTGTTGCATTATACTTCCTCATCTGCTATTTGCAATTGAATATGCTTAATTTGATCTCTAACTGCTAATTTCTTTTTCTTAAGTGTGCGGAGTTCACCCATTGGCCTTGTAAGTTTCTTTTCAATGTCTGTGCATTGTCTATCAAGTTGTTTGTGTTCTTCTTGCAACTTTTCTAGTTTCCTAATTGTTCTTGACATTTAATTCTCCTTATAAGAAATTAGTTCATCATTTGTATAGTCTACCCAAGGCGTATATTTCCATTTAGGAATGTCCTGCATGTTTAAACACCATACTCCACCATTCTCACCTTGAAACTCTTTGTCAGCAATCTTAATAGTAAGGTTAGGGTTTATTGTATCAACTTTAGGCAGGTGTACACTAATCATTGGGATAAACTTTTTATTCTGCCAAATTTTAGTGCTAAGTGCTTTTAGCATTGCATCGTGGTGTTGTGCATCATAATCAACTGTTACCCATAAACCAGCATCTAATAACTTAGATATTGTTCTATTATAATACAACAGTTCTTTAGGATTGTCAACATCTATATCACAATGATTTGCACCCATATAAACATGCTCTACTGCATGTTTAAGTATTTCTTTTACTTTAGTTTTACCATTTACAAATAGTGTCTGCATTCCATATACTGGAGTATGCTCTACTTCTTTGCCTGTAAACAGTTCAATGTTATCATAGTCTAGTTCAGGCACTTCTTAATGTCCTCAAAGTTATTAGTAACTAAGTTAACTGGATTTTGTAAATCGTACTTTAAATAAATGTACTCTTCTACAATAGACTTATAGTTGTCTTTTAATATGTTTGAACTAGGATCTAAGTTTGTAACAAAACCTAAACCTGTTGGAAATGTAGGAATAGTTTTAATTGTAAGATCGGGTCTGTATTTGTTAACAATGTGCATAAACTTCCAAGTATCACCTGCCCAATAATATGTGTTCCACTCTCTTGTTGCAGTTGCAGGAACAACTGGATAGATATCATGAAACAATACTACTGAATTTTTATTACTGTGTCTTTCAATATTAATAAAGTCTTTTAACACTTGATCAAACTGATGTAAGCCATCTACAAATGCTAGTTCAATCTTACCATCAAGTAGTTCTTCTACATTTTGTTCTTTAAAGAAAGTATCACTACCTACACTGAATATTGTTGTGTTATCAGATAAGTTATGTTCAATGTTTGGATAAGGATCAACACCAACTACTTTACTACTTGACGCATATTGTAAACTAGTACCAGTATTAACACCAATCTCCAAATAGTTCTTTGGTTGTAAGGTTTTATGAAACCATTCTAACCAACTTGTGTATTGTTTACCAGGCAACAGTTTTGTTTGCGTCTTAGCATGTACTGCCGCTTCAGCCATGTTCTTTCCGACTTGTTGTGCTTCTTTTGTAGTTACGTCCATTGTTTATCCTTTAAATTTGTTTTATTATACAACACAATTTGTACAATGTCAATCAAATAATACATTAAATTGGCTTTTACTGTTAACAATCTTTTTACCTGTAGTACCTCTACTACCACCTTTAATGCTATCCCAAAACTTACTGTAGTGATTAATAACATCCATACTTTTTGTAAAGTCCTTAGGTGCAAACACTTTGTCAACAACGTCACGAAACATTACTCTAGTAAACGTTTCATCTACTAACATGCCAGGAACTTGTCCTTCATCATATAGTCTGTTACTATCTTGTACTGCTCTAATATGTTGCCAAACATTATGACCCATAAGCAATGCATATGAAAAACTATCCCAACTTGTTTTGCCTTCTTTACCAATTTTGTTTAGTTCACCTGGTGCATACTTACAAATGTCTCCTATACTACAACGACTACTAATTGGCGAGTCTTCAAACATTTCATGTATACCGTCACGTATTACTACGTCACGGAAACTGTCTGTGTTGTATGCATACTTCTTATCGTCAGCAGTGGCTTCCATCATATAACTCCACTTGCCTCTATCATCAGTTCTTAACCTTGTGTACACTTGTCCATTAGCAGTTGCTAAGAAAGGTGATGCACAATCAAAACTAATAGTAAAGTCTGGATTATGATGACGTCTAACTGCTCTTTGTATATCAGTTAGTAACAATGCCCATTCTAGTTTACTTGTACCTAAAAAGTGCATCCAGTCATGTTGTCCTTGTTCTAACAAGCCTTCATGTATAAGTGTAACCAAACGTTTCAATACCAAGTGTAAATCACACATGTTTTGTCCACCCATACCCCAACCATCAAATGGTTTGTCATATGCGTCACTACAAAACTTCTTCATAGTATCATACCATTGATCTGCTTCAGTATGATTACTACCCTGTAACACGTTTAGTATTTTTAAGTCATTGCCTCTGGCTTCCATAAAGAATTCATTGTTAAACAATGTTGCATCAACGGCATCCTTATAACTTTTAATTCCACAGGCTTCACTTGCTTTTGGATCCAAGTAAGTCCATGTTGGAATATCTAATGTCATGCCATAGTTTGCAATACCGCTTTGCCATTTAATAACTGCTTCACGTTTCTTTTGTGCCGCTTTATCTTTTGTGTCTGCCCATGCTCCAGGCCATACACCTTTTGCAATTTGGAATCCACCCGAGTCAGCAACCATAAGTGTATCAGCACTTCTACTACGGACCATGTCTTCTCTTGGAACATGCTTAGTTAAATCCATATCGGCATGACCAGCACTATAAAGACTCCACTTATATGGAAACAATGCTTCTTGTTTATTAAGCCAATTCATTGCTTCCATATTTGGAATGTTCTTAGGTAGTCTGTCACCTACCACACTTTTTACTTTATCAGGAAAACGTTCGTTACCAATATAAGTTGCATAGAAGCCACTAAGAGCTGGCAAGAATATTGCATAGTCTTTTTGCTTCAGTGTTAGGTTGTCTTGCTCTATCATAGACTCTACTTTTGTTGTGCAGGAAGAATGTAATCGTATACTGCTAGTCCACTATCAACAGTAATCATACTTGCACCTTCATCACTGAAGTGCATCTTACTATCACCAGCAAGACTCAAAATACTAATTACTTGATTAATAGGCCAGTGCCATCCATGCTTTAAACTTCCAGTAATATCATGTTGGAAAGTAAAGTCACCAGCATGTGTACTATGATCACCAAAGTAAAACTTTAAGTGTCCATCATCAGTTTTAGCAATAAATGTAGTCTCTTCACTATGCACTTGCGATTGCATCTTTAAACGTTGAATAGCCGCTACACTTGGCTCAATCTCTACGTTCCAGTTAACACCTTTAAACTTTACAGTTTTAAGTTTGTCATTAATAACTTCACTTGTCATAAAGCGATAGTCATTTTTAAAGTCGCCTTTAACGTTTTCAAAGTGTAAGCCAACTGGTACAGTTTCGCCATTACGATCCTGTGTGTTAATATCAATCTTAGCATCATCCTTGTATTCAGGAATGTTAAGTAGGATATTAAGTTTGCTAAGGTTAGGCATACCAAACGTGCCAATAAACTCTGCTATCGGGCTTTTAAATTTACCTTTAACAATAACACTTCTATCTTCAGCCAATCCTTCGATAGTAGTCTCAGTGTCTGTACCGGTTACCTTAACCAAGTCAATAAAGCCTAGGCTATGTGTATGTTGTACAATGTCTTGTAGAAAGTCTTTCATTAATTTACTCCTAATGTGTATATTTGATTATATTTAGATTCTATGTAAAAGTCAACCACTATTTCTGTCTTTTTATTCAAAACTAAACAAATCATTGAAAGTAGTCTGGTTGTTTGTATCAAGTGTTAAGTCCCACTCTAATACGTCTAGTAGGTTTTCCAATTTACCATCGATCACAGTATTCTCCATAGCATGATCATCAAATGGTAATTCTTTAAACCATTTTGGCAAGTGTGTTTCATCTGTTGGATAAGCAACACTTGTATAGCCTAACGGATTAGGTTTTAGTTTACAAACAATAACCTTTTGTCCATCTACAATTTCTGTACTGTAACGGTCACTGTTCATCTTTCGCAAACGATTCCAATTTATACTTGCTCTAACATGTCCAGGCATATTTGCTTTACCTTGACGTTCTTCTAGTGCAGTAAACTTTGTCATATTGTTTGCACGTTTTGGTGATCCTTTTTCCCAAGCAGGCCTTAAACTAAAGCCTTCCTTGAACTCTTTAACCTTATCAAGTACTGTTTCTCTTTGATCACCAGTTAGTACTCCAGTTAAAATATTACTGAGAAAGTCTTGTACTATCTTTGGCGTATCACTACGTTTCAAGTCTAAGCCCATAACTTTCATCTTACCCGGGCTTCCGCCTACGTCTGATCTGTAACCTTCTGTATCATACACTAATAGTGCATAACGTTTCTTTGTAATAAACAAGCCTTTAGTTGCAACAACTTCTCTACCACCTTTAATAATAGCACCTGCTTCACGTGGAACATTAAATGCTTCTTTCATAAAGTCAGGAAAACTTTCATTTAAGTTATCTGAAATTTGATCATACAATTTAATTGCAACTTCTTTGTTCCATTCAACTTCACCTTTTGCAACTTGATCCTTAATAACAGGCCAAGCACTAAAGTAAGCAGAGTCTGTATCACCATATACTATTGCTTCACCGACATGATCATATTCGCCTGTTATAGATTGATTAACAAATGCATCCATATGTTTTGCAATAGCTCTGCCACATAGTGTAGTTGATTGTCCAATACGTTTATCAAAGAATCTACAACCAGGATTAAGAATAGCACCATACAAACTGTTCAAGTTAATCTTCTTAACAAGTTGTCGCTTGTCATAGAATGCTTTTTCTTTATCGTTCTTTGCATTTTTCATTTGTGCTTGTATCTGTTGTCTTTCAGCATACCAACGTTCTAGTAGTCCTGGAACAATACCTTTTACATCACTGTTAAAGATTGTACCATTAGCACTAAGTATCCACGGGTTACCACTCAAGAATACCATCTTGTATATTTCACAACCAGTAGCAATACTTTCAGTACCATCTTCCCATTCAACTACAATTTCAGTTACTTTGTCTTGAGACATAACCATTTGATATTCTTTACTACCAAACTCACCTTCCCATGCTTCTGCAAATGACTTCTTATCTGCCATACGTTCTTTTAGTACAGATTCAGTGTAGTCTTGTCTTAGTTGTCCTACAATAGTTTCATTACCCATATTCAATGCTCTAATGGCACTTGGATACAAACTGTTAATATCAATAGCACCAATCCAGTCATGCATACCTTTTTTAGGATATGCAACGTAGGCACCTGCCGCTTGTGTATTACCCAGTTCATCTCTGCTTTTACGACTTGGAACAACTAAGCCACGTTCATGTGCTTCGTTAATAATTGCTTGTTCTGTAACTGCCACTGCACCCATTGTTGTTTGTAGTAACACAGTATTAGCATGTCCAAGTTCGTTTGCAAGATCAAGAAACTTTAACTTTTTATCTAACTTATCAAGTAGTGCAACATCTTGTCTACTATAGTCTAAAAACTTTTCAAAGTCATTGTTGTATAGTTGATCAAGTGTTCCTTCATATTGTACTTTACGTTCATCTAATTCATATTCACCAATAGCATCTAAACTATATGAATGCATTTCGTGATATGTATACTTTCTATAAAGTTGCATGTAATCCATATGCACTCTACCAATAGTATCAAATGTAATGTTCTCTGCACCAAAACGTTCAAATGTACGTTTCTTTGGATACTGATTCCATAAGCAAAAACGTCTTGTATCATCTTTGCTTAGTACACGTTTTACTCTATTAACCATGTAAGGTATATCATAACCTTCACTGTTCCAACCACTTAGTATATCTGCATCATCAATAATATCTAAAAATGCATCAAGTAGTTGTGCTTCAGTGTCACATAGTATTGTATTTTCAAATTTGTTTACAATAGCAGTAGCATCTTCTTTACTCATGCCTTTTGGCTTGATACAAAGTGTAATCATTTGTTCCATCCACTGCAAGTATACACTAATTGCAGTTACAGGATTAAATGGATCTTCAGGTGGTGAAAATCCTCTTTCCTTGTCAAAGTCTGTCTCAATATCAAAGAATGCAACATTAAGTTCAGGTGCATTTTGTCCAAGATAGTTTTCTTCTAAACAACGAAATACAGGATTGATATCACTTTCGTAATGTCTAACAGTATTGTTTAATTTTAATTCTTTGCGGAAGTCTCGCATTGTACGACATTGTATCCTGCTAACAGGGTTGCCATAAATGCTTCTGTGTTTGCCTTTCAAGTCATCATAATAAAATACATACTTGGCGGCAAAGTCTTTGTATTCACGTTCACCTTTTGTGTTTCGTTCTACAACGTAAATACGATCTTTGTCTCTGTCGAATAGTGCATCAACGTACATTTGTTCTCCTTGTTGTTATGGCCAACTGTGCCGTGTGTCATGCCGTTAAGGTGGCGAACCTGTATTATCTTTTTATAATAACACATAATTTTTGATAATGCAAGTCTTTTATCGTGAAACTTCTTCCCAATGTGCTAACTGTATTGCTTCTTTGATAGCATCACTTTCACTTTGTAGTTCTACAATTCTATGAAACTGATAAGACTTTAAACTTTGTGCTTTAATCCATTCCATATGTTGCTCTGCTTCTGCAAGAGTGTTAAACTGTTTTATTATAACAGGATCTTCAATACGTGGTTCATATTCAATTCCGTACTGCATTTCTTTTCCTCCACCAGTTGTAAATTCCATATAGACTAATTCCTAACCAAAATACTTCAAGTGTAATGTTAGCAATAATAGGTTTGTAATACAAATTAACAAATAATAGTATTGCTACCATACAGTTGTTAAAACTATACCAAAATCCTTTTGGATCTATTTTGTCTGCTTGTAACATAGCATAGGTTCCTACTAATAATAAAACCCCCATATTACCAACTATGTCACTCCAGTGTAATGTGTAGTAATCTACCATTTTCCTAATGCTACTCCAATTCCAATAATATTAACAACAACAAAGTATAAAGTAATCATCATTACCCAAGCGGCTCCACGCCTATAACTTGCATATGCTTGTGTAATACTTCCTATTAAAAAGCCAGGATATACTACTAACATATCAGGATTGTCTGCGGTTACTGCCAACATCATACTAGCATGTACTGTAAATATAAAACTTACTAGTTCAAACCAAAATGCTATTTTATCGCTAGTGTAACTTTTAACCCAAAACTGTTTTATGTTTACCACCAACCTAATGTCCTCCCATTACCTGAAATAATTAAAGCACAGGTTACAATATGTAATACAATCCAAAATGTTCTGAACCATAATGCACGTCTTACATCTTCCTGAGATATAGGCAAGAACTCTGGCTTATCGTCGTCAGTAATACCTACTGGCATGCCAACAGTTCTTGCCCAAAATTTAAGAAATCTTCTTTGTCCTGACAATTACTGTTTTCCAGTTGTTGTAAGGATATTTTCTAGTACTGTATAATCATCTGTTGCTTCTGCAAAGTTTCCTTTGTGTGCAACTTTAATTGCTTTCTTTAGTACTGCTGGCTTAATTTGCATTTCTTCTGCAACTGCCTTGATGGTATCATTAAGTCCTGCACTGAGGTCTTCTACCTCTTGCATTACTGTCATACCTTCATTAATAATTGTGATTAGTTTTGCTTTTTCTTCACTGTTGAAGACTTTGTCTGCACTCATTGAATCGTCCTTTGTTCAAGTATAATATAACTGTATTGTATATTATAACAAAGGGAATGTCAACCTAAACTTTTGCTTTTGTTAAACTTAATTGTGCAAATACTTCTGATGGTCTTGCACTACTAGGTACTAGACTTATACTAAAACCTGCAAAATGTCCTGCTTCTGCCATTTTAACAAACTCGTCACCTGTATTAACCATTACATATTTTAGCATAGGAAAGTTAATACTAAGTAATCCGTCCCATCCATAATTTGCTTTATAACTGTCAAAGTTTGCTTTGCCGTACATTCTTTCTGCCATAACAGGATCGTCTTGCATCATTGCATCAACAAATGCTGACGGATCTTTATGTACTTGACCAAACCATTTTGTAAGCATGTCTTGTCTTTGCTTTCTCTTTGCTGGATCATTTAATGGTAAATCCAGTCCAAGATATGCTACTGCTCTTTTTAATCCAAGACCTTTACTATTTTCAAAGTGTTGTGCTATACTTGGAAGAACACTCCAGTATTCTTTTGCCACCATGTTAGTAGGACCACCTTCTCCAAGACGTCCACCACCTGATGTTGTTTCTGCTTTAACTTCAATACCTGTGCCATTAACTTCAATATCACCACCATCACTTTTTAATCTAATTTTATTAGATAGCATAGCAAGTGCATATTCGCCTGGGCCTTTTTGTTTTTTACCTGCTCCAAGCATTGCCATTGCTTGAAATATTTTTGTAGTTGTTTCGTCACCACCAAAGAAATCTCTAACACTTCCTACACCAGGTGTAGTTAACTTTGAAGTTTCAACTACGTTACCTTTAGACAATCTATCTAAAAATGCATTTAAACTTTTGTAATCAACTCCTGCATGGAATATAATTTGTGTTAGTGTTTTTAGTAATGGTTCAATACTAAAAGTATCATCTTCTGTTGGAGGTCCAAATGCTTGTGCAACTTTACCTGAAATATCTTTATCATGTAATGTTCTGTAGATTCTATCTAGTAATACTAAATCATCATCATTATCTGCTTCAAGTCCACTAACCTTAGAAATAATGGCTTTTTTCATCTCATCATCTTCAAATAAAAATTCTTTTGCTCTCATCAGACTTCCTTAATTCTATACAAAGTATTTATCACTTAACTAAATCAAAGGACCAAGGAATGTAACTTTGATAATTCAACTTCTTTATCGGTTCCATTGTTTTAATAAACTCGTGAAATAACACTTTATCTTTAGGCACGTTTTTCTTCATACAACTACGCAGATATTGTGCATTATTTTTTCTACCTAATGCTTGTAATTTGTTTGCTGACTCTTCTAATACACTATTAGGACATATATGAGCACCCAAGTACTCTTGATGAAATAGCATTGTTAAGTTAACTGGATATTTCCAATACTGTACTATGTCAGGTAACTGATGTACATTAAAACAATGCATAACAGTTTCTATCTGTACTCTATGTTGTGGATACTTTTCAAGCATCTGCATCTTGTTTGTAAACCAATCCCAGTTATGCGGACTTCTAACTAGTTCATACAAGTTATGTATACCATCTGCACTCATTAAAAACTTTACACGATGATCCTCTAGCATTTTTAAATCATCTTCAGTATAACTACCATTTGTAGTTATTGTCAACTTTATATCTTGTTGCCTGTTTGCTTTTTTTATAATATCTAATATTTTAACAAAGTATTCCTTGTCAATAAACACTTCACCGCCATCAACATATATACTTTCTAAGTTGTGTATATGACTAGCAATATCTTCTAGTCTCTCGTCAGTTAATCCTTCAAACTTGATATTACCCAACGATGCTTTTGTGTAAGGTTGTTGGATTATTTTATCTTTCATCCAAGCATTATTAGGATCATTTTTAATTATTTTTTGATATTCTTTGCCAATCAAGTGACTTCTATAAGGTCTGCAAATATTACAAGTCTTATTACACTTATTACTGTATGTAATATGCATACGTTTTAAAATAGGAGATTTACTGTAGCGAGCTTTATCAGTATTTCTCATACTAGTTCCGCTTAAACGTTCTTCTTCATAACAACGATTGCAACCTGCTACTTTTTCACCATTGAGCATTTTCTTTTGTACATCGGCTAGCCAGGGACTATTCCAATATTCAGTTGCACTTAGGTTTTTTAAATCATCAGGTCCGCGAAAGGTACAACACGGAGCAGTACGTCCATTTGAATCCCAGTGAACACTGTTAAATCCAAACTTGCAGTATGTGGAGGACATTAACTGTACCAGCCAACAAAACTATACCTTTCTGGTGCTAGATAACTAATGGGACTAACAAAGTGTTTATTTTTATCAGGTTTACTTACATCTAATAAAACTAATCTGTTTCCTAATGGCATCATGGTTGTTATTACTCTGCCTGCATGATCTTGCAAACATAGTTCACCGCCCCATTCCTTTTTCCAAACATCATTAAAGTAAAACAAGTATGCTACTTTTCTTTTTGGATCATAATGACTAGTAATCCAATTATCGTACTTGTAAAAACTAAACGTAGGGTATATTGTTTTTAAATTTTCAAATCCAGTAACACGTTGCACCCAATCACGAAAAATTGCACCATTGAGTTGTTGTTTTGCCATGTCTGTAGCAAACTCATTTGTCCAAGGATTATCTATATTTGTATTTTCATCTATTCCGTGTATTCTATGAAAGTAACTAAATTCACCTTCTTTTGTATTGTAGGTAATTTTATCTCTTAACATTTTTCCTTGTGCAGGTTGTGTAGCATTAATAGTTTCATACTGGTCGCCATTGCCACCTCTGTAATCGTACTGAAGTGTAGGTACGGTTTTTGTAATTTCAGCAAAGTATGTTGGTTCAAGTACACCATCTAACGCTAACCAACCATGTGTGTCCCACTGATCTTTATAACTTGCTTGTTGTTCTTGTTCGTATATTGCAGAACTAAACATC